ATTCGAGGAGGCCCTAAGAAAGATCGCCAAAGCCACAAAAACAAAAGAAGCTCAGGTTGAAATTGATTTAGTTATTAAAGCAATAGCTAAAGCAAGAGGCGGCGATTATAAATTCTACAAAGACATATTTGATAGAGTTTATGGATTGCCGAAGCAAAAGATGGAAATTGGTGGCGAGGGCGGGCTTCCATTTACAATTAAGGTGGTAAAAGATGAAGGATCAACAGAAACCCAAGGAGAGGGTAGTTAAGTTCTTTCCTGCACAATTTGACGCCTTTAATTTCAGCACGCAATTCGCAGCAACTGTCTGCGGAGTTCAGTCAGGTAAAACATTCATGGGCTGCCATTGGGCCGGGCATCAGATTAGCCGCATGCCGAAGAAGAATGGAGCAATTATAGCTCCAACTTATAAGATCCTTCAGCAGTCAACTCTTCCCAAGTTCTTTGAGATATTCCCCGAATTAAGAAAGTATCATAAGAAGCAGGCTGGCGAGATATTGCTACCAACAGGAGGGGTTGTCTATATCCGTTCTGCGGATAATCCATTGGGAATCGAGGGAATGACGCTTCATTGGTGGTGGCTTGACGAGGGGGGGATGACATCAACCCTGACTTGGACGGTATTGAGATCAAGGGTTTCAATGACAAGGGGCCGGGGATTGATTACGACCACCCCCTATAATATGCTTTGGCTTTATACGGACTTTTATTTGCCGTGGAAAGAGGGGACAGACAAGAGCTTGTCATTCTTTACATGGAAGTCGGTAGACAATCCGCGCTTTCCAAAGGACTTCTACGAAGCAGAGAAGAAACGCTTACCGGCAGAAGAGTTCGCCCGGAGGTATCAAGGTAAGTTCGAGAAGATGACCGGGCTTGTTTATGACTTACCCGCCGAAAGAATAATTGACCCCAAAGACATAATGGTAAAGGCTGAGGCAAGGATCATAGGGGTTGACTGGGGCTTTAGAAATCCTGCTGCGGTCGGCGTTTACTATCTCTATGATAACGAGTGGTATGTGGTGGATGAGTGGAAACGATCTGAAAGGACAACAGCAGAGATAATTCAGGTCATTAAGAATAAGCTGACAGAGCATAGGGCAATCAGGGTCTATCCCGATCCGGCCGAGCCAGACAGAATAGAAGAATGCAGAAGGGAGGGCATACCGGTAATGGAGGTCGCGAAAGACATAAAGGGGGGCGTGAGCTATATCCAACAAGCAATAAAGGAGGGTAGGTTTAGAGTGTTTAATACTTGCGCGGAACACTTATCCGAGATGAGCATGTATCAGTATCCGGAAGAGCAGGAGGGTAAGCCTCTTAAAGACGCCCCAGAGAAGCTAAACGACCATCTAATGGACGCAATGCGTTATGCGATATATTCGTATCGGCCAGTCAGGAAAACGCAACCTGCGGCTTCTGAGCCGTTAACACCTTATTACCCTGAACTAGGGCTTTAATATGCAAGTAGAAGAAAGACAAGACATTCAAATAACCGGCGGAGGAATTAACATTGAGGTCTCAAACATACTTCCGGAGGAGGTTAAGCGCCTTGAGCAATGCTTTATTAAGCTGATTGAGGCTCAAATTCACAGAATAGGTAACGGGAATGTTACCCTGCACTTCCAGCAGGGAAAGTTGAGGCACATAGACATACAAACAAGGGTATGGAATGCTTGACAAAGAAAACAATAGTTTTATAATTTAATAATCGTTAATAGTCCCTACCAAGGGCGGTTCATATACCTTACCCAAGGCGGACAGTCTCGTTCGAGATTTGTCCGCTTTTTTGTTAAATGCTTCCAATAGAACAACTAAACACAAATACGGTTACAGATGATTTGATGGTTCGCCTTAACAAGGAGAAAGATGTCGCCTACAAATTTCAGGTAAGGAGGCATGATAACTGGAATGACAACTACGAGCTTTACAGGAACAAGGTTAGAACCAACAGATTAACACAAAGGCAGGCGGTGAATATCCCGTTAATGAAGGAAACCGTCAAGACTCTTTTAAGCAAGATAGACGATCCCCCATCGATAAAATTTAAGGAAAAGGGAGGCGATTTGGACAAGGAGATAATGATTCAGGCCCTTTGGGACGATGATTTTGATAAGCTAAACTTTGCCGGCATTGATATTCAAGACAAGAAAACCGTTCTCTTATATGGCCGGGCATTTAAGAAGCTAAACTTCTTGAATGACAGATTTGATGTCACGGCTCTTGATGTTTACGACGTAGTAGTGGATCCCTTGGTTGATCCGCTTAATTTGGATACAGCGAATTATCTTATACACCAGAACATATTCAGGTCTTTAAGGGAGGTATTGGCTAATGACAGATACACGAAAAAGGCGAAAAAAGGGCTGAAGACGTATTTGTCAACAGATGACGCTATTATCCAATCAGAGAAGAATAAAGAGGCGTTGGAAGCAAAGCAGGAAAGATTGATGGCGATGGGGATTAAGTCAGAGGACTTTGATACCTTTTCGGCAGGAGATGTGATTCTCAATTTATCAGAGCATTATACGAATCTCTGGGATAAAAAGAAAAAAGAGTTTGTCCGCTATGTAGTGGTTTACGTGAATGATCAGATTAGACTGATGAAGGCTCCACTCAAGGAGCTATTAGGCGTAGACTTTATGCCATTTGTAACGTGGGGCGAGGACATAGAAACGCAAGACTTTTGGTCTGACGGGCCGGCTGATCTGGTAAGAGTCCCCAACAAGGTGGCAAACATTTACTTTTCGCAGATGGTAGAGAACCGAACCCTCAAGAACTTTCAGATGAGTTGGTATCACTCGAACAAAGAGGGCTATCAGCCACAGCAGTTTAGTCCGGGGCCGGGCAGGATGCTGCCCTCTCCGCCATTAGACCCGGGACAGTCAATCAGGGACGTTATTATGCCGGTTGAAGTGTCCGGATTGGACGACACAATGAATCAAATAGACTTCTTGATCAAGTTGATTGAAAGGGGGACATCTGCAACCGCAATAGAGAAGGGGGTTTCTGAAAAGAAACAGATCACGTTGGGCGAAGTCGAAACCTTAGTCGGTAAGGCCGCAGAGAGAACATTGGCCATGGCTAAGTTTTACAGGCGTTCTTGGAAAGAATTAGCCGAGAAATGGTATCTGATTATGGAGGCCAACAGCGGAAAGACAAGGACTCTGTATAAAACGTCTGCCAGGGGGAAGGTCTGGGAAAGGAAAGTTAAGGCCTCCGAGTGGAAATCAAAAGACGGCTATATCGTAGAGACAAAATCAAGTTCTGAGCAAGAGGCAGAAGCTACAAACGGAATACAAAAGATGTTTGCCCTTATGCAGCAGTTCCCGGACAATAGGGCGCTCAAAAGAATCGCACAGCGAAGAAGCCTGGAAATGCTTGATCTAACTCCGGAAGAGTTGAGGGAGGTGGAGGAAGAAGAGAGGAAGATGGAAGAAATGATGCAGCAGCCGCTACCGGCCGGGGCTAACCCTGAGGAGGAACAGCTTGCTCAAAGCATAACGCAGGGGGCGAGTGAGCTAGCAGGATTAAACGCAAGGGTGTGACATGGATTTAAAGACATTAAAACAAACAAACAGGGCCATACAAGAGGCGCTTGAGGTTGCCAGAGAGAAACGCAACGAAGAAGACAGGAAATATATTGTTTCCAGTATAGGGCAGGATCTTGTAAAAATACTTCAGCCGTTATTAGAAAAAGTAGCTGAAAATTCTCGCCTGACCAGAGACGACATCAAGGATATTGTGTCCAAGATTAAGGTGGAATCTCCAAGCGTAAGTGTTAATTCAGAGACGCCGAGGGCAGAAGTAAAAGTTGACATTCCCGACATCAGAACCGACGGAATTGAAAAAACAATAGACGAAGCCATTAAGGAGGGATTTTCTAAGGTGAAGGTGAGTGTTCCGAAGCCGGAGGTTACCGTAGAGCCAGCCCCCGTTAAGATGCCGGGGGAAATGGAGGTCAAGGGATTGAAGGGCTTTATATCAAAGCTTTTAAAGAGGCTAGACAAGCCGTTCAGAGTGGAATTTGAAAAAGAAGACGTCCAGAAGGTTATATTATCAGACGATGAGGGGCAGACATACAAGGCGTTGTCTTATGCCGTGGGTGGGGGCGGAGGACGTGGAGTTGTAACGGCGACAAAAGCAACTGGAAGCAAGATAGACCAACTATTATTGGCAAACCCTGCAAAATGGTATGCGCTTACAATGCCCTCAACAATGGTGAGCTTGGATATGTTCTTAAGCGAACAGGGGGCTAAATGCTATTACCGGTGGGATAGTCCGGAAGATGAAACAAACCCAAGAATGCCTATCTTCCCTGGATATTCAAGAAGAATGGTTGATGCTAAATTTGGCGGCAGAAAAATGTATGTTACAAGCCCAACAGCAAATCAAACAATAGTAGTCGAATACTTCTTAGGAGAATAAAAATATGAAAAACATAAAAACAATCTTATCCGCAGCAATAGTCGGCTTAATAGTATTCGGAGTTGTTTCTGCGCAGTTTATCCCCGGCTCATTCTGGAAATTAGACGGCAGCACAATACTGCCTATGAACTCTGCGTGGGAGATCGGTTCAAATACGGTAAGGGTCGCAAAGGGTTGGTTTACGGACTTGGATGTCTCGGGGGTGTTTACCCTTGGAGGAACGGTAGGAGCGGGAGGAATAGATCTTAATGGAAATTGCCTAACCATGGACGCAAATGGGAACACTTCTTTGTGTGCAGACACAGACGATCAGATAGACATTGAAATTGCCGGGGCTGACGATTTTCAGTTCACGGCTAACACATTCACGGTTCTGTCCGGGAGCGATCTAACAATCGTTGATGGAGACTTAACTATTCCTGACGACGGATTGTTCGCCGCAACGAATACCGCCAATTACTTTTTAATGGCAGACGGGACAAATTATAATCCTACAAGCCCAGCTAATGCTAGAACAGGACTTGGATTGGACGCTGGAGGGGCCGGAGACGTTTGGGTAGAAAAGGCAGGAGATACAATGACTGGAAAACTATTGGTAGATGTCAGTTCTTCCGGGGCCGTTACGGATTATTTAGTTGAATCGCAGACAGAGGTTTCTTCCCCGGGTTCAGCTACGAATGTTACCGCATTTAGGGCTACCATGTATGACAGCTCGGCCGGAACAGTCGGCCATATCAAGATTGGCTATGATGCCGACAATACAATGGTTCACAACCAGACTGATGGGGACTGGGAAGATTATGGTGCATATTTTGATATGGGGAGCTTAGCAGAAATTCCCAATGGGGACTATACGGTTAATTATGACCTGTATGGAGCATACATAAAAAGGAATAGTATCTGCGTTGGGGACGCCCTAAGCGGCAGTTGGGATGATATCAATGCTTACGGAATTTATTTGTATGGCTGGAAGGGGGCGAGTGATGACTCTGCCGGGTTGGATAATCTTAACAGGTGGGCTATTTATTCTGACGGGGGTAATGTAGAGTTGACCGATGGCGACCTTGATACTTCTGGAACGATTACCGGGGGAACATTAACCGATGGAACCCTAAGCATTACTGGAGGCGCCTTAACCACAACAGGAGACATGAGTGCCGGTAATTTCTATGTTCCCGATGGAGGATTCGTAGGAATTAGCGGGGCAGATGGCTGGCTGTTTGATTCTACTAATGGGGACGTGACTACGACTAGCAACGTCGGCATCGGGACGACGGGGCCGGGGGCACAGCTACATTCATTAGCCACAACAGAGCAACTTCGTCTTGGATATGACGCAACAAACTATGCTTCTTTCACGGTTGCCAGTGATGGGATATTAACCCTTGAGAAAGCAAGCGATGTATTTATCTGCGGCATTTCTACTGTGCAAGACGAGGACGGCAACACCTATAACACTGTTCTTGTTGATAATGGCGCCGGATACTCAGAGTGCTGGATGCAGGAGAACATGCGGACTACAAAATATCCGGGTGGTGCTCCAATAACAAAAGGCCCGTCTGCGCACGGTGCCGCGGGGTGGACTACGGACCAAGCATATTATTCTTGTCCTCCAAATAGCAGTAATAATGGAGAAGATTGCAACGCGGCTTATGACACTGGCGAAGACGCAACCCCTGCTGGCGGAACCGTAGGCACAGGAGAGAAATACGGGTTATCCTATCAATGGAGCGCGGCTACGAATGGAGATAGCACTCCGCCCACTCAAGGCATTTGCCCGGCAGGGTGGCACATACCAACAGACGCAGAACAATATGCTTTGGAAAATGCATGGGCTACAGGTGCATGCAGCTCTACTCGAGAAACATGGGGATGTGACCCTGCTGGAAGTAAAATGGCAGGAAATTATGCTTTCTGGACAGATGGTGTCTTAAGAAATCATCCAAACTTTGGCGATTCTAATCTTACTGTTCTTCCTTCCGGCCTCCGGGGTACTAGTGGCAGTTACGGCACTCGCTCGAACAGCACGTACTTATGGTCCTCTACTCAGGATGTTGGGAATGCTTGGAATCGAGACCTGTATTACGCTCGTACAGACGTCTACCGCCGCAAGCTCGGTAAGGCCTACGGTTTTTCTGTCCGTTGTATAAGAGATTCTGTGGGTTCATCTGCTTCTGAAAATTTGGCGATTAGCGCTGGAGAAGGGGGCGACTCCATATTTGTGCTGGACGCAGACCAAGGGGACGATAACGCAGACAGTTGGGTATTCAAAAGTGAAGCCAGCGGAAACGATTTGTCTATTCTAAACCACACTACTGAAGTATTTAATCTAACCTCTGGCGGCATATTACAGATTGATGGAGATTTTACGGCAAGCGGCGGGGATATTACATTAGTAGATGGTGGAACAATAGGCATTGGTGGAGCTAAATGGACATTTGATGACACCAATGATGATATATCCACAAGCGGCAATATTGGTATAGGCACCACAAGCCCCTCGTCGGTCTTAGAGGTAAATGGGGACATAACACTAGCTGATACCAGTTGGTTAGGGCTTAGCAGTTCCACAGAACGCGTTGTGTTTGATGATACTAATGGTATAGGGATAATGAACGGCAACGTCGGCATCGGGATTACGACACCTGCTGCAAGGCTTGAGATTTTATCAACTACCGACCCCCAATTAAGACTTACCCATACAGACGGAGCAGACGAGCTTGATGTTTATGTAGACTCCGACGGAGATGTCCATTTCGAGGCAACAGGGCACGATTATTTAATGGGAAATGCGGGAGATACTGATCCGAATGTGCTGTATATCCTAGACGGTGGGGCTGATAATGAGCCGGGAGTGATGACTTTGTATTCTGATGATGGCAATGATTGGTATTTTTGGGTAGATACATCTGGAAACTTTAGGGGGTCTGATGATTTTCCGACAGATGATGATACGGATGGTGTAATAATAAAGGATTTGACTCCTTAATATGAAAGACTGCAAAAAGGCATTAACGGCATTGGGAGTAACGGCTAGTTTAGTAACCGGGGTGCTTCTGTATCTGAACAACCAAAAAGACTACCTAACTTATGAGGAGTATCTGGAGATCATAAAGACATATAACGCCAAGCTGGTGGAGATACAAAAGGACTGCGAGATTGATACAAGGTGCATAGACGGGAAAGTAACACTTGAGGGAATTTCAAATAAAAAGGAGGTAGTTAAAAAACTTAACCAATGGATATTAGAAGATTCAGAAGACCCGTCTGGTTATAAAAAATAATGGCACACCCAATCTTACAAAAACTATTAGACAGGGCGGAAGTCCGCAGCGCAAGTGAGCTAAGTAAGGGCGAGAGGGCATATTATGACCAAGTTGCCAGAGATCTTGAAAGGATAAAGCCGCCTACAATCAGAGAATGGGAAGAATTCATCGCAGACGAGATAGATAAGACAATAGATTCTTACAGGCCTGATGATTCTGAAGAGAAGAAGAACCACTTACTGACACAACTGAAATTATTAAAGAACCTTCTCGCATTTTTACAAAGGTCTGAGCGGGGGGAAAAAGCAATTAAGAAACAATTTGATTTATGAATTTTTCAACTATCGGTGGACAAGTATTCCGCAATAGAGACGTTAGAGACAGAGTATTGGATCAGACAACGACTATATCTACCGGGACAGCCACGGAGGTGGTAACGGCTAAAGAGGGATACTATCACGACCTGGTTTTGGTTACGGGGCATAATGACTCAGATGCGGCTGTTACGTTGGTCTTTGATGATGTTGATGTAGAGAAGTTTAGAATGACATTTCCGGCATCAAGCCAAAAGCAGTTAACATTTGATCCTCCGCTAAAGATAACAGAGAAGAATACTGCTTGGACGGCTGACATGGGAGATTACACAAACACAAACATCCGGCTTCTCATTCAGTTTGTGAGGAACGGCGATGTTGGGCCAGTAATATAATTATGGGATGTAGAAACAAAAAAGGTCGCGCTAAAAAAGTTAAAAGAAAATAATTATGGCAGGAAAAAAGAAGAAGGCCGAGAGCGTGCCTGAGAAAGATAGCGCGCCCGAGGTAGCATATGAGCCAACCCCAGAGTTGGTTGCCGCCAGAGAGAAAGAGGCAGAGCTGCAGACAGCCTACGAAGCCCTGCAGAAGTGGAACATTAACCGAATGAGTGGGCTTGTTGAGACCCTTAACAGGGTGCGTAAGATCATAATGGAGGAGGAAAGATTAGCAAAATAACTGTCACTAAAGACGTTAAAACGAATCATGGAAGAAAAAACCATTCAAAATCAAATGGAGAAGCAACTCCCTAAAACAGAGAACGAGGAAGCTCCCAAAGATCCTCAATCGGAAAAAACCGAAGAACAAATTAAGTCTCTGCAGGCTCAAAAAGAGCATCAACGTGCTAAGCGCGAAGAAGCAGAGGCAGAAGCCGCAAGATTAAAAGAGGAAAATCAGCAGCTTCAAGATAAGTTAAAATCCTCTACCCCTTCTGAAAAGGAGATGAGAACTGCCAATCCAGACTGGGACTTGTTAGACGAAGGAGAGAAGCAGATCAGGAAAAAGATAGCTGCTCAGGAAAAAGAGATTGCTGTCTTAAAGGAGAAGCAGGCGTGGGATGACGACTTTAGGAAACTAAGGAAAGATTCCAAGTTTGCTAATATTCCTGAGGCTGAATTCAGAGAATTCGCCTATAAGTATCCTAAGAGCGTTGATCTGAAGGTTTTAGCTCAATCATATCTCTTCGAAAAAGGAGAAAGGAAAGAGCTGGAAACCCCAGAGAGGCCGGGCTTGGAAAAGCCTACTGGCGGCAGGGAAGCTCCTAAGCGGACAGGCTATACCGCAGAGGATATGGAAAGGATAAGAACTACTTCTCCTAAGCGTTACGAAAAAATGCTTAGAGAGGGAAAGTTCGAAAAGGTGCGGTTTGAGAAGGACGAATACTAGGTCGCAGAAGGGCTTAAACAAAAACCTAAACAATGGCATTTTCTAATTTCGCTGAAGCGTTTGCATCGAAAACTCTCAGAAAGTTCCTCGTTACTGCTATTACTCCGGTAGTTGCGAACACCAACTATGAGGGCGAAGTGAAGGCCGCAGGTGATAGGGTTAATATCCTCCAATTCTTGGACGATGTTCCCCTAGGGACATATTCGGCTAATACCGATATGACCACCACCTTCATGACCGACACCGAGTCAACATTGGTGGTTGACCAACAGAAATACTGGAACTTCAGCATTGACAGGATTGATACCATCTTCACTTACGTGAATGATGCAGCTGACGCATTAGTCGAAAACGCAGCGCAGGTTCTTGCAAAGACCATAGACAGAAGAATTCTGCAAACTCACATTGAGGAGGTTAAGGCTGGAAATCGTGTTCCTAAAAAGGAAACAGACGGTAAATGGAGCTTTGTTGTCGGTGATGCCGGCACTTATGTAACCATTACCACCTCTGCAACCGTTGGAACAGCAACCCTTACGGGGGCGGCTTCCGGGAAACCGGAATTCGATTATTTCCCGGTGGACATTCTCAAAAGAGGATTCAGGGTTACTTCTGATCTTTGTAACTCCCCGTGGTATAGGATCACAACCAGAACAAGCTCAACAGTTTTGACATTTAACAACTGGGACGGCTCTGTTTCCGGTGGAGGTCAGACCATAGAGGGGATCATGGGTCTTAACGGAGATCCGCAGTTTGATGGCGGTGGCGGTGGTTACGGCTGTCAGATTGAAGGAATGGAGGCTACTCAGGTTACAAAGACCAATGTGTATGCATTAGTCTGTGATCTGAAGACTGCGCTCGATGACGACGATGTTCCAAGCGAGAACAGATGTCTTGTCGTGCCGCCTTGGATGCAGAACCTTTTGATCCAAGCCGCTGATTTGACTCCGGATATAGCAATGTATCATCAGGAGGTAGTGATCAATGGCAGGGTTGGAAGGGTCGCAGGATTTGACGTGCTTATGGTTTCGGATGACAGATTCAGCACCGACGCTGAACCTATTTACCCGAACGGAGCCGCAGATACGGGAACAAGCGGTTACAAGATTCTTGCTTGCCACAACAGCTGGATCACCTTTGCTCATAAGTGGGCGGAGAGCCGTGTTGTAGACGCTGAAGATCAATTCGCAAAGAAATATCAGGGACTGAATGTTTACGGCTTTAAGGTTACGAACCTTAGGAGGAAGGCTGGGGCGTACCTTTTTGGCTATGCATGATAGTATTTCTTGAGTAGAATCTAACTTCCTTGTGATTAGTCGGCCTCATTGAACTCATTGTTGTTCGCGAGATTCAATGGGGCAGAACAACCGAGTAACGCAAGATAAAAATATGAAATTCATTAGAAAGATATTAGGAATACCCAAAAAACACCCTGAGCAGGTGCTATACGGGGTGAAGGGTGGAAAACAGCTTGCACAACCGGGATACAACGAAAAAGGAGAGATACAGCTGGACATCAAGGATGAGAAATACCCCTTGCCGGCGCATCCAAGACATTACTTAATGCATGGCCCGATGAAACCATTAAAGAACAAATTAAAGAACATTGTAATTGAAAGTATTCCGGGCTTGTTAGATAAGTGCATTTCCGCAAAGATTCCGGAGGAGCAATGGTGTCCGGCGGTAAAAGCATTGGGAAAAGTATTTGACCAATGGATTGAGGCGGAAGATGAGCCGTCAATGAAGTATTTAGCCGGACAGATTAAAGACGCAGTTTGTATGATCTTGCAGGAAGACGACGCATACAGATTCCGCTTTCAATGGATATTCGAGAAAATGTTAAGGCATAAGAACGAAATCAAATTAACAAAAGCAGATAAGTATTATTTCAGAGCTAAGAGTTTTAAGTGTGATACATAAATGGCGTTAAAAGAAGCACTAAAATCATTCCTTGGGCTGGGATTCGGTAGAGGATTGCAACCGAAGAGTGAATACTATTTCTCTTCCGGGCTTAGATTTAAGAGAGGAGGGCTTGAGCCGGGCTGGGAAATAGTGGAGTCCGCAAACAGCAGCACCGCCGGTTGCACCTATATGGGGCTTATGAGGGGCTTTACCGAACGAGACGAAGCCGGCACTGTCTACGTCTATGCAGTAGATGAGAATGGACATATCTTTAAGGTTCAAGACGGAAGCACGGCTTGGGCCAGGGATTGGGTTCCGACTCAAACCGGATATGGGAACGGGATAATAACTGACCATTCTCAAAGCCAAAGAATTCTATATGCTGGGGAAAGATACCTAGGGGCTTATGACGGAACCGTTCATTATGACGGCTGGCAAACTTTCGGCTTCACAGAGGATATAGACAGAGATCCAGACATCTACGAAGATTGGGTTGTTTTCCCGAATGGAAGCACGGTTGCGATCCTGAATGTAACAGATGACTCGTGGAACAACGCAGGGCTTACCTTGCCCCCAAAGATGTATTCTAAGATTGTCAGGTCGGGAAGATCGGGGGTTCTCATAGGGGCAAACTTTAATAATAGGGGTGTCTTAATTTTGTGGAACTGCCAATCAGATAGATCAATAGCTCCGTGGATCTGGCTTAAGGGTGAAGTGCAGGGAATATCAAAGTATAAGGGGATATGGGTTGTTTCTACCGGCAGAGAATACCTTTTAACGGACGGATACAGCATTTTAGAGAGCTACAAGCCTCCAGACATAGAATCAACCTATAACTTTGGGCCGAGCGTTCCGTCCGGAATGGCTACTGAAGACGACAATGTAATGGTTTTGAGCGCAACGCCAAGCTACAACAGAAATAAGAATGGAATGTATGTGCTTGATATGACTACCGGCCTGTGGGAATACTGCCCGCCCTCAACAAGAAACACATACAGCAACTCCGCTATGGGATCGCTTTACATCAGCAGCGGAAACAACAGATATGTTTCGTGGAAAGACACATTCCTCACGGCTCCACAGTATTACTTGGGGACAGTTGAAGATTCAGCAAGTAGTTCGTGCTATATCAGCCCGGTATTCGGATCGCAGTCAAGCGGAAAGAAAAAGGCAGATTCAATAGTATTGAGCGTTAATTTTGCATTAGGTGATTATGAGGTCTATACCGCCCCGGATTGGCTCATAACCGCCAAGATTTATAACTTTAAAAGGCCTTTATGGGCATACGGTGCGGCAAGTTCAACTTCTGCGTCAGCAATAGACATTCCGGTAAATGGAACAGCCTCCGGATACAACGAAGCCGAAGTTGGGGACGAGATTACTGTTTTAGAGGGAGCAAACGCAGGCTCAATCAGACACATTGACACCATAGTAAGACAAGGACTGGCGAATGAGATATGGACGCTTGATAAGGCATTGAATTCGGTAATTGAGTCAGGGGCTGTTGTAAATGTTTCGCCGTTTAAGGAAGTCGGCAAAAAGAGGATAACAACAGACGAGATATTGGATGACCGCCTTTATATCCCAGTCCAGAAAACAGTAGTCGGCAGGAAGTTTTTAGTGAAATTAGTAATAGAGCCAACCTATATGCGCCCGCACATTGAAGGCGTTTCGCTGATATATGACGAATTAGGAAAACATTGACATGGCATTAGTAGAAGAAAAATTAGGGTTCACAGGTATTAAAAGACGGCAGGGTGAATGGTGGAGAGGAGATGGCGATGATGTCGGCAAGTTTATGCAGATGGCGCAGGACATAGCAGGAATTAACACCCAACATCAGGAAATCCTAAAAGGGTTTAGTTTTGGAACCGGGGACTACGCTGGGGCCCTTGAGGCAGGCGATCTTGAATGGGATGTGTCAACAGGAGCTATTACCGGTGGATCAGGAGTAGCAATTTATAGAGGTGGAATCGTTGCCGCTTCTGCAGGAGTTGAGACTTTCAGCTTAGATGCCACAACAGGAGATGCCACCTTCGCAGGGACCTTATCCGCCGCTACCGGTACTTTTGCAGGAACTCTAACCGCTGCAGCAGTAATTGTAGGGACAACTGCCGCTGTAATAGAAACTGGAGCAACAAGTAATCTTCCATCAGATGAGAATTTAGTAGGATACTGGTCTTTTGATGAAGGGCAGGGAAGCACCGCCTTTGATGGCTCTGGAAATGGAAATAACGGAACTTTGATAAATATGACTTCTGCTGACTGGGTAACGGGAGTAGCAGGGACAGCATTAGATTTTGACGGGGACAATGATTTTATTGCATTAGATAGTGCAGTCAGCTTTGCCGACGGGGTAGATTGGTCAGTCAGTTTTTGGGCCAAGCCGCCAGCATCTACCTATTGGGAAAGGATTTTGGATAGTGGGGGTAGTAATAAATACCTAATGTTTCACACCAACAATAATATTAACTTTAAGAGTGAAAATGATAACTACTATTCCATAACAACTGGTTACGATGCAGTCCTTCGCCATTATGTTGTTGTGTGTTCCAGCGGAGTTTTTTCA